GCCAGCGGCACCGGAAAGATCGACCCACTTATGGCGACGTTTAACTGCGTGGCGTTGATGGCGATGAACCCAGAGGCACGTAACAAGAAGTCGGTTTACGAGGGCTTATCACCGGATCAGATGAAGGCGCGGTTAGCATTTTAATTATTTAATAATACTTGACATAATTGAGAGGAGAAAATCATGGACAACATTAAATCATTTCCAATTAAGCAATTACAGCCGGGTCAACAGATCCATGTGGACTTGAAAAACGCCATGCAGAAGGTCTGCGAGTGCGGGTGCCGGTATTTCATTCCAGTGGTGGCAGTCTACACCGTATCGGCGCTTGTATCACCCACGGGCCAGGAATTGACGGCGCAACAGCCGGTACTCCTGTGCATGAACTGCAAGGAACTTTTGAAATAGGAGGGGGCCCCATGACTGAACTTCAAGCCCTTCCAAACAAGAAACTTATTCGCGTGAGTGAGGCTGCTGCCTATTTTGGTGTCCATGAAAGAACGATACGCCTATGGGTTGAACACGGCAAATTGACAGCGGTAAAGCCGACAGGGACAATATTTATATTACGCGAATCAATCGAAAACTTCCATTTATCTGTCCGTCCCGAATAAAGAATATATACCAGATTGTTACAATTTATTACAATTCGTTACAATTTTTCCACCTTTTTTAATCCCGCCCATCAATCCCACTTTACAAAGTATAAAGTATCTGGATAAAATATATCCACATTTAGAAAAACTGTATATTTATTATACACTGTTCTCAAAAGCTGGATACTTATTATACACGAAACGGGCGGTTTTATGTGAATATCTTATCAAGAATTAAACATTTTATCCGTAACCTCTCCCTTACAGACCCCAAAGCATGGAGCCCCTCGCTCTGGAATCTTATAGGGTCTCAATCGCTATCCGGCGAAAACGTCACCGAACATACAGCCCTTACCTATTCCGCCGTCTGGAATGCAATCTCGCTCATATCAGGAACAATAGCCGCATTGCCCTTGCACCTGATGCAGAAGAAGGGCGAGAAGAAGCGCATTGCCGATGACAGGAAGCTCTATGGCGTTATGCACGACATATGGAACCCCTACATGACGGCAATGGCGGGGCGCGAGTGCATGATGGCACATATACTCGGATGGGGCAATGGGTATGCAGAGAAGGTTATCAACGGCTACGGGGAAATTAAAGAATTGTGGCCTATCACTCCCAACCGGGTGAAAGTCAAAATGTATGAGGGGGAATTGCTCTACTCTATCAGCATGCCTAACGGTCAGGATGTTGTCTTGCGGAGGGATCAAATACTGCACATACCCGGTCTTGGATATGACGGATTCATGGGATATTCCGTTATTGCCCTTGCACGCAAATCAATCGGCCTGGGTATGGCCATGGAAACATTCGGCAGCCGATTCTTTGGCGAAGGCACTCATCCGGGTGTCATTGTTGAGCATCCGAACCAATTATCCGCGCAGGCGCATACGAACTTAAAAAACTCGCTCATGGAATCTTATAGCGGCCTCGGTAATTCGCACCGGATGTTGCTGCTCGAAGAAGGCATGAAGTTTCAGAAGATTGTCATTGACCCCAAAGATTCGCAATTTTTAGAAAGCCGTCAATTTAACATTCCAGAGATTGCCCGCTGGTTTAATCTACCTCCACACAAACTGAAAGACCTGACAAAATCATCATTCAACAATATCGAATCGGAGCAAATATCATTCGTAACTGATTCTATCCTCCCTTGGTTAATCAGGCTTGAGCAAAATTACAATATGCAGCTTCTCTCAGCAGGGGACAAGGCACTCTATGGAGCGGGGCGGCTGTACTTCAAGCATTCAGTTGAGGGATTGTTGCGTGGCGATGCTAATAGCAGGGCGCAGTTTTACACAGTCATGCTGGACAGGGGTGTATTCTCGATAAACGAAGTACGGGAACTTGAAGATAAGGACCCGATAAAGGGAGGGGACATTCACCTTGTCCCGATGAATATGACAACACTTGAAACCGCCGGTAAACCACCGGAACCGAAACAGCTCCCGGCGCCGGAGCAGATACCAAAAAAGGGTAACGGGAAAGATCAAGAGGCGCAACAGGAGGAACGGCCATGAAGCAATGGTTTAAGATCGAAAACAAATCCGATAGGGCTGAAATCTGGATATATGAAGAAATCGGCGAGGATTGGTTTACCGGGGGAGGGATCACGGCGAAGAACTTCCAGAAGGAACTGGCCGGTATTAAGGCCGGACAGATTGACCTTCATATCAATTCGCCGGGCGGCCTCGTATTCGACGGGATCACGATTTACAACCTTTTGAAGCAGCATCCCGCAAACGTGACCACCTACATTGACGGCCTCGCGGCTTCCATTGCCTCTGTCATAGCTTTAGCTGGTGACAAGGTGGTTATGGCCGAAAACGCCCTTTTTATGGTTCATCAACCCTTTGGGATGGTGGCCGGGAACGCAACGGATATGCGTGACTTTGCCGACAAGCTGGACAAGGTTGGCGGCGCGATCTCTCAGACCTATCTATCAAAGACCGGGAAAACCGACGAGGAAATCAAGATCTTGCTCGACGCTGAAACATGGATGACGGCAGACGAGGCGCTTGAAATGGGATTTATTGATGAAATAAGTGGCGAGGTTGACATGGCCGCGTGCGCCAGGTTTGTTCCTGCCATGCAAAAAGCGAAATTTCAGCACATCCCGAAAGGGATTGCAGCGAAAAAAGAGAGACCAACAGCAAAGGACGCGGAGAAGGCCCTGCGTGATGCAGGATATTCCCGCAAACAGGCAAAGGAAATTCTGGCAAAGGGTTACTCCGACGATCTGCGCGATGCAGATGAGCCGGAACCGGCCCCGGTTCTGCGCGATGTTGAACCAAAAAAGAAAGACCGCATAGCCGACTTGCTGACAAGGGCAGAAATAGCAGCACCATCAAAATAAAAAAACGAACAAAAGGAGTAAGATATGAAAACAATAAGTCAATATCGGGAAGACATCAAATCCCTGAAAAAGAAAGGGGATGATATTGAGGCAAAGGCGACGGCGGAGAACCGCGATCTGACTGATGCTGAACTCTCCCTCATGAACGAAATCGGGGACGCGACGGATGACCTGATGAAAACCGTTGCAACACTGGCGCGGCGGGACAGGACGGCCAGAGCGCTGGAAGCCCCGGAAGAAGCCTTGACCATTCAGAAAAACAAAATTATGGAGCAGCCCGTAAACAAGGATCGGTTTTCCAGTCTTGGCCAGCAGATGGTGGCGGTTGTCCATGCGGCCCGTCCCGGCGGGCAGGTTGATCCTCGCCTTTACAATGCAACGGCATCTGGTCTCAACGAAACGGTGCCCTCGGATGGCGGGTTTCTGGTTCAGCAGGATTTCGTTGCCGGGCTACTGGAAGATACGATTAAAACGGGCATCCTTGCGCCGAAGTGCCGCCCTCAGCCTATCAGCGCAAATGCCAACTCGATCAAGATCAATGGCGTGGATGAGACATCGCGCGTATCGAGTCGGTTCGGCGGGATCGTTGCCTATTGGGGATCTGAAGCAGAACTCAAAACGAAATCGGCCCCGAAGTTCCGCAAGATCGAGCTGAACCTTCATAAGCTGATCGGCCTTTGCTATGCGACGGATGAACTCTTGGCAGACGCAGCCGCGTTAGAGGGCTTTATTCGCGCGGCATTCCCCTCAGAATTTGGCTTTCAGATTGATGACGCGATTATCAACGGTACTGGCGCGGGTTGTCCTCTCGGCATTCTCAATGCGGGCTGCCTTGTTTCACAGGCAAAGGAGACCGGGCAGAAGGCCGACACCATCGTTGCGGAAAACGTTATAAAAATGTCCTCGCGGATATTCGCCTCCTCGTTCCTTAACGCGGAATGGTATGTCAACCAAATGTGCCTGCCTCAGCTCTACACGATGAGCATTGCGGTCGGTACCGGCGGGCAGCTCGTCTTCGTTCCACCCGGTGGCCTCAGTGGTGCGCCCTATGGTTCGCTCCTGGGTCGTCCGGTTGTTCCGATTGAACAGTGCGCGGCATTGGGAGACGTAGGAGACATCATTCTCGCCGACCTGAATGGATACATTCTGGCCCAGAAAAGCGGGATTCAGAGCGACGTCAGCATCCATGTCCGCTTCCTGTATGATGAAAGCGTGTTCCGGTTCGTGCTGAGAATTGACGGCCAGCCTGTGAGGGCTTCGGCGCTGACTCCGTACAAGGGCGGCGCAACGGCAACCCAGTCCCACTTCATCGCGCTGGCGGAGCGAGCTTAACCATTAACCGTGGGCGGGACTTCCCGCCCCACAAAACAAGGAGGATTTTATTATGTTCACGAACGAAACAAATCCGAGGATTTGGGGATACGGCCCCGGCGCCTCTGCTTCACTCTTAGACACTGCAGCTTGGGTATGTTTGAAGGGTGCAAAGGGATGCTGGATTTACATCACGGAAATCGGCAACAACGCCACCGACCTTATTTTGACGGTGCATGAGGGAACGGCGGCATCGGGAACGACGGCCATTGCAGTTGAATTTCCGATTTACCACAACCTGCTTACGACCACGGCAGACACATGGACAAGGGCGACTGATGCGGTGACTTATACCATCGTCCATACCGCTGTTGCAAAGCAGATAAACTTCTATATTGACGCCTCGATCCTGTCTGCCGGTTACGACTGGATTCAGCTCGGATCAGCGGCCGGTCACGCAACGAACATCGTCTATGTGGAATATCAGCTTGTGGGTACAAGGTATCAGCAGGCGACGCCGCCGACGGCGATTGCGTAAACATTTAACTGGGGCGGCTTTCGGGCCGCTCCACCTCTAAAGGAGGGCACAATATGCCGTTAGCATATGACGAAATCAGGGAAGGAAGAGAACTCGCTCGTGCGATTGCACGGGAGGAAATCGAAGCGGCAAAGGCAGCAGAAGTAAAAATCATGGAACCGGCGCAGGAGAAAGTCAAAGCCGAAGTCCCTAAAAAGGGAAAATAGGAGGTAGCAATGTCCAGAAATTACAGTCCTTCAACGATTGATGTAATCGGCGATCTCCATTGTGGATTACGGGTTGAGACGGGAGTATTTGCAGCGGCGACCTATATCAACCATACCACAAATACAGGACGATGGGATCTGTTTAACGTATACGGCCGCATCTTGCTGAAGCACCTTTTCATTGAGGCAATCACGGTATTCGGCGCGGGGGCTGCGGTTGTTAGATTCAGTTTTGAAAGCACCACGCCCGTTATTGCTGCGCAAGATATTTGCGGGGCTTGCGCTTCTGTAGCAGCGCTACCGCGGGGCGGGAGAATTGTATGGGTCGGTGGCATCGTTGCAACGCCGGCTGTAATAACCGTTGCGGCAACCGGTGGAGTGTCGGACGTGACCCCGACAGCGCCGCATTATATCGGCACAAAGGATGGTGTCGGCGTTATCGGGATGTTTACGGAAACGGCCACTGTTGCCAGTGGAACAGCGCAAGCGGTCCTCTGCTATGCACCCCTTTCAGATGGTGCATATGTAGAGGGTAACGCTGTCCCGGTTGTGCCGTAAGGGGGGGGTACATCATGACGATATGCCTTGAGACGACAATTCAGAAATGGAACGGACAGGACGGGGATCATGTTTCCATAACTGATGCGGCGGAGGGCTCCACTTTTCATGCCGTGGATACAGGAAGGAAGTATGTCTTCCATGACGGCGGATGGGCGGAGGATTTAAGAGCCATTTACGTGGCTGAACACGTTTAACTAAGGAGGACTTACAATGTACGGAAAAACAGAAGCAGGAGTAGGATTGCCTGTGCTGGTAGATTCCAGCGGAAAGTTAAAGACGGTTCCGGGTGGTGGGAAGTTAGCAGATGCGGCATTGGCAGGGCGGCTTTTTAGTGCCTGTAATCAGGCCCATGTTACAACCTGCGCCACGCTTAACAATACATTTACAGGCTTGGCTATTGTCAACCCATCAACGAGCGGGAAAAACTACATATTTCACGAGTTCAACTATGCCATGATGGACAGCCCGACGGCAGACACTAACCTGTCGCTCGCGATCGGTCCGGCTCATCCAGGGTTTGCCGCTGATATTACGGTCAGATGTTGCCGTTGGGGATACGCAACCTCTGTGGCAATCGCAGACGCGGGAGCTACGATTACGGGCGCGGCAGGTGTGATTGTGCGGCATATTGCAACACTCGGAACAAACGCCACTACCGCATTGCTGAATGGACCGACAGTGGTTGACCTTGGTGGTTCAATCGTTATCCCTCCAGGGTACGCGCTCTATACTGATACCCTGCTGGCTTCCGGCGATTTTATGCTGTTTGGGTTTGTCTGGGAAGAAGTTGACGCTTAACAGATTAGAAGCGGATGCGTACTCGCAGCCGTTAAACAATAACCCTTTCTCCCCGGCGGAGTGGCCGTTTTATGGCTGCTCCGCACAAAGGAGGCTGCATGAAACGCATAATAATAGCACTTGTAATAATCCTTATGGCAGGCGGTACGGTGTGGGGGGCGGACAAGCCGTTGTCACAACTCACCGAAGCCACCGCAGTCACTTCAGATGACCTTCTCTTAATAACAGACAGCCCTGGCGGCACTCCTGCAAGCAAGAAAATAACGGTAACAAACTTCTTTGGCGGCACATTGGCAGAGAATTACCTGTTCAGGTGGAATGGCACTAACTTTGCCGGAATCGCTTCCTCAGCCGACATGGTAGACTACCTTGGAAGTGCGGATTACGCGGCAGCAAGAGGTAAGTTATCACTTGCGGCATACACAGACCTGGTAGCGTACTGGGATGGTGGAGCGTGTTCTGGGTATCTCAAATCAGACGGCACATGCGACTCGCCATCGGTGACAGATGTGTTTACCGGAGAGATGACCGACAATCACCTTGTCACATATGACTCCGCAACGGGGAAGTTGCAGGATGCAGGAGCGGCAAGAACGGACAACGCCACTGC